CGCAAAAACTAGATAAATACGTGCGGTACATTTTAATAATAATATAACAATAAGGTGGTAATTGTCCACCTGAGGAAACTGGGAAAACCTCAATTTGGATTAATGAACTCAACGGCCCAGTGCATAGTTGAGTTTTATTGTTTCTTACTACGACGGGTGAAGGTCATAGTAGGAATTTGCGGGGCACGCGTGACAGTCGATCCAGAGACGAAGCTAGGCAAGTTGGAAGCAGGGTCTTTGGGATAGACTGGTTTCGATCGCATGTCCATGCGTGCTAATTTCCGACGCATAACGCCGACCTGGGTTTTCGTACGGACAAACGGAGGACGCGGCACAGGGTTTCGCATCTGTACAGGCTGAGTGCGATAAACGATAGTGCGAGCGGTCTTAGTCTTTGGTTTGGGCTCTTTCTTCTTACCAAAGACGTCCTTCATCCAACTAATGACAGTCGGTATGTGCTTAACGATAATAGGACCGAGTGCAGCGGCACCAGCGGCAAGAGCAGATATACCAAAATCATTAGCGGACGCGGGCAAACTGTCCGGTCGGCCATGAAAAATACCGGTCGACATCTCGATAGCCTTATGGTCAGGCAACGGAAGGAGACGAGCGAACGGTAAAAGAGAGCTAAGGGGTTGAGGTTGAAACTCAAGACCGGCAAAGCTCTTAAGAGTAATGTAGGGCGGCGTGGCGACGGAAGTTCCAGACGATGGTGTAACGGATAAACCCTCAAAAAGCGTCATGGTCCAGTCAAGATTGTTCCAAGGAACGTCACTTGAAACATTGCCGGACGTTGAGTTAATGATTGCGTCGCTGTACAAAGGCGCTGTTGAAAGGTAACGCCAACAGAGCCGCCATATGTTGCGATCCTGATAAACGAAAGAAGAGGGATCTGATCACTATTAACGGAAAAAGCACCGGCACCGACGCCAGACATATTGTCGGTCCACTCTTGAAGCGGCCCTATTGGCTGTTGGACGGTTAAGGCACCCTCTTTAGCTGGTCGAGTTGCGGCCTTAGAGCTGAAAGTGAGAACATCTGAAGCGTTCTGAGGAAGAACATTCGAAACGGCCCAGAAAGGAAACGGCGAAGCAAACTGGGTGATGGAACCTCCAGAGTTATCTTGGAGTTCCCAAAACTGGATGCCGTAGTCAGCAGTGAGTGACGTATCTATCTCTGGTGCATCTTCGACCTCGTCGAGTTTCTTGCCAGTAATAACATAATCGGACGAGGCTTTCTTCTTGAAGTGAACGGCAGCGCCGACTGAGCGCATGGCTTTCAACAACGAGATACGAGACTCACGGTTGGCTTCAGCGTAGGCAGAAAAGAAAGTCGTTGTAACAATATTGGGCTTGAATTTAGCAGATGTAACTGTGCCCTGGTCGTTAAAGGCGGTCGCATTGAGGTAGTGGGTGAGCGATTTATAAGTAGTGCGGAACTTGGCAACATCCTTAATAAAGTTACCCCAAGAATAACCACGATTAATAAGAGCAGGAGCACAAGTCTGATTGATGGGATTAGTTCCTGTAGGCGTAGCAATGGGTTGGACCCAACCGTTGGCGGTCGGTGCGAGCGGTGAATTCACAAGGAGGAAGACATACGCACCGACACGTCCTCCGGAAGGGGCAACAACGAGCATGCTACTGGCGTTGATGGTCGCGTTAGTGGTGGATCCTGTGGGCACAGTAATCTGTGGTAGGAAGTTGGCTTCGGCTTTAACCTCGACGCAGACAACGTTTGGTTGCGAGCAGTCGGGGACACCTTGGTAGTCGGCCGGAATGGTCGTTGGAGGGTGGCAGACCTTTTTGACGTAAGCAGCACCGGCGGGAGTATCGGCGTGAATCGAAACTCCATCAATGCGTGCAACGAGTCGGTCATTGGACTCATTAGTTGAATTAGACATTAGAGCAGAAAATAACGTGTAGTTTAAAGTATAAATATGATTAATGTATATGAAGGTAGAACGATGTACAGGAAAAAGCGTGAAAAGAGAAAAACTAGCTACAAACAAACAAATAATAAATCAATTAGAATTAAGATTGGGCAGCACAACACGTTTGAGATGGGAAAACTTCATTGTGCGCGATCCCTTGATAAATGCGTATAAATTATAAACTGCGTTTGGGTTGAGATCACGCATATGCTCAGGATGCTGCTCACGATAAAAGGCTGTGCACATGTCAACTCCGTACTGAACCTGATGCTCAGTCTTAACAGCTGTTAACCTCTCTTGGAGCGACATAAGTGCTTCATTGAAATGTTTCTCATCACGGTAATTCTTGTCGAGAAACTTTGCACTATACCGGACGACGTCAGGAAAAAGTCCATAAGGCGTAAGAAACCAACCTGCAAACTCTCCGACTTCGCTGTCGTGAAGTTTCAATCCGTGACCTAACACCGCTAAAATCTGATCGGCAGTGGGTGTTCGGGTACACCGATCGCACAAGACAGCGGAGTCGTCGCCTTTAAACAACGCCATACGCATATTCTTATAATCGAAGAGTGCGAAACAGAGGGCCATGTTGCCGATAGTATTCTCGGCAATAGTGAATGGGTTACCAGAAAACTGCTTTTCTTGTCCTCGCAAGCTGGTTGTTCCGAACTTATTACGGTAAAGCATAGTCCAGTTCTCACGATATGCAACAAACCAGCGCGCAAGCTCCTCAGGACAGCCTAAAAACTGTATAAGTTTCCCAGTTAAAGATTGGAAAGGCTTACGAAAACTTGCGTCCCATTCACTAAAATCGTTACACGACCACCGAAAAGGCGCCTCAAACTCAGTCATAAACTTTGTAAATATATCATTCAATCCAGCCTCGGAGTCGTGAGTCGCAAGTATGATTTTACGCTTGTTACGCAAGAGCAGCTCTCGAATACGGTCCAAAAGGCAGCGTGCATAAGCGGAAAATATAAGGTTGACACGCTTGCTAGTGGCAGCTACGCCCTGTCCAACCTTATCGCTCATATCAAAGCCCAATTTCGCATCAAATTTACACTGTCTCTTATTAAAGAAATCAATTGCCTCCTGGAGCTCGTCGAAAGTGACCTCAAGATCACGAGATGCAGCCGGGTTGGTCTGGAGCTTCTCATGCAACTTCTGTAAATAAGCTGTGGCATGCTCTACAAGATATTCGTGGGGCACTTTGAGATCGCGCTGAAGGCGTCGGAAGTTGTGGGGATTGCCATAGATAGCAGTTGACAATCCATTACACAACGCTGTAAATGACACTTCCATGTTACGTTTATTCATCTTGTGCTTATAAGTTTTAGAATACCTCTTAATCAACGTCGCGAGCGTCTGTTCGGTTGAATTAGAGACCTGATTCTTAACATATTTATGTAAGCTAACCTTATAAGCGACGGTACTAGAATCAGGATTGGCAGCGGCGTCCATTTGGGTTTTCAAGACGCCCGACTCAACACGCGGTAGAACGGGGTTGGTCGGTAATAAAAATTCATTACGAGGGTCGTTCACAGCTGCAAGATGTTGATCCAGAACAGCAGCTGCGACCTCAGGTGATGCATGGACACTGGCAACTTCACTCTTGATCGTGACAGGGAGTTGCATCTCAACCACAGGTTTAGCATCATGCCCGATATATATCTGGGATATCTCCTCGTATGACTTAAATACGGTGCCATGGATCGCATAAATCTTATCGACGTACCCATGGTCTCCAGCAAGAACCAGTTGGTTAGTGGCACGTGTCATGGCGGTGTAAAGCCATTCAGTGCGGTTAACCATTTGCGAGGCGACCGAGGCGGAGTCTATATAGAAGACGACTGTGTGGTCCCGAGACCCGGTGTAAGTGGTAATGGTGTGCGCGTTCAACTTCTTAGCACGCAAATCTCGGGCAGTTGTATCGTTAAAGGCGATGATCGGAATACGAGACCCGGCAAACTGTGC